AACACGGGATAAGGCCGTGGCGACAGGCAGATAAAGACAGGATTATGGGTTGGCGTAGATTTCACGAATTTTTAACTCCTATTAAAGATGAACAGGATAACTATATAGAGGACAGAAACGGCGACCCTCTAGCAAAATTAAGGTTTACTCAAAGTTGCAGCAACACTATTAGAATATTCCCTGGACTAAAAGTACACCCTCAAAAGCCAGATGATTTAGATAACGGTCAAGAGGATCATTGTTTTGTCGCTGGAACTAAAATAACTACAATAAATGGCAAAAAAAATATTGAAGATATTGAAATAGGAGATTTAATTTTAACTAGGGAAGGCTATAAACCAGCTTTAGACGCTAAACCTACTAGAAAATCTAAAGTAATAAAAGTTAAATTCACTAATGAAAAACAATTGATAGGAACTAAAGAACATTTAATATACACTAAAAACAGAGGTTTTATTCCACTTGATAAGCTAAGATATTCTGATATAATAGAAGTAGAAGAAAATTATAAAGGAGATGTTAGCAAGTGGGAAAACAAAAAAGCAAAACAATTAAATTTAATGGTATCAAGTACAGAAGATACCCCAACTCCAAAAATAGTTCAGATAGAAAATATTTTAGGGCTTCAAGCAGCGACATTAATAAGGGCTATTCCTATCTTCACAGGGATAAGTGGAAATATTACAACGGCGAAATACCAGAAGAACATCATATCCACCATAAAGACGGAAACCACCTTAACAATGATATTGAAAACCTTGAATGTGTCGAAGGATTTAAACATTTATCAGAGCATAACAAAGGCAAAGGACAAACTAAAGAATATATGTGGAAAATTCAAGAAAAAGCTAAAAAATGGCACAAATCCGAAGAAGGTAAGGAATGGCATAGAAAGCATTATTGGGAAAATAAAGAAAACATTTTACAAGAAAAAACATTTAAATGTGAAAATTGCGGAAAAAAATTCAAAACAACCGATAATGGAAGGAATAGATTTTGTTCAAACAATTGCAAATCAGCCTGGAGAAGAAAATCAGGGGTTGATGACGAAAAAAGAAAATGCGAAATTTGCGGATCTGAATTTACAACAAATAAATACAGTAAAGCAAAAACTTGTTCTAAAGAATGTTCGGGTAAGCTCATTTCAAGAACTAAAAGAAGAAAAAATAGTTTATAATTTAACTGTTGCTGAAAAGCCAGAGTATTTCGCTAATGGTATATTAGTGCATAACTGCCACGATATGATTAGATATTTCACTATGTCAAGGCCAAGGCCTAAGATGAATAAGAAAACTCGTGAGAAGGTGCAGGAAGTAAGAAAAAGAAGGATTATACCCCGCTCATCAGCGACAGGCTATTAAGGAGTCTATTATGTATGAAGAATATGACGGAGATACTGCCGAAACACTAATAGAATATACTAAATGCTGCATAACTCCAGAAGATGATGGATATTTGTCTTTATGGAGTGCTATCTTATTCGACTTAACAGCTGATAAAGCAGTAAGGTTAGTTGAAGGTTTGCATAAAAGAAAATAAAACTAACAATTTGCAAAGTTTAGTAAATAGTGGTATTCTTAAAGTGAGGTGGAAAACAATAGATAGGTTAAAATGCAAAAAATGTGGAAAAGTATTGGGTGAAGCCGATTTTCAAGGTGTTATAAAGAAGAAATGTGATAATAATAAGTGTAAAGCTATGAACATATATTTTAGACGGCTGGGCGGACAAATTTATTCGTTTTTGGAAAAAGAAGAATAAACTAGCAGCTCAAGCAGCTCCTATTGCAGGGATCACAACCTGTAGTGGGAGTTTTTTCTATTTATATAGCAATTTTTAAAGGAGGGTTATTATGCCAATGGGTATGGGCGGACCACAGCAAGGACCACCAGGAATGCAAGCAGGACCACAAGGCGGAGGTCAGCAGCAACAACTGCAGCAAAGGTTAATGCAGATGGACCAACAGCAACTAGTTATGCTAACTATGCAGCTAATTACTAGACTGCAGCAGGTAGAACAAGCAGCAGCACAGCAAGCAGGACCACAGCAGCCACAGCAGCCACAAGCACCACAAGGTCAACCACAAAGAGGGTGATTAAATGATTTATAACAAACCAACTTCTATGAAAAAAGAAGCACATAATTTATTCCAGGAGCAAATCTCCCTCTTTAACCACTTTGATGATTATAGGAGTCAATGGGATAATCTGGCGATTAAATGGTATAAGCAAGTTGTTGGCTTCAAAGAAGAATTAGAAGAAGATAACAACCGATCAAATATCCATATACCTAGAGCTTATCAGATTATGGATACTATCAGGTCAAGGTATGTAATGGGGCTATTTAAAAATAAGCCTTATATAGATTTCATACCTAAACCGTCAAATTTCGACAGATTTCCTATGAATATGGCTGATGATAAGGCAGATGTTGCAGCTGCTTTAGTCAATGAACAGTTAGATAAAAATAACATAGTGTCTAAATACTATGATTATATAACCTCTTTACTTATCTTTCCTTTAGGAGTTATGGGGGTTGGGTGGCGATATGAGGAAGATTATGTAAAGAAAAAAGTACCTGTACCAGAGATAGTTAGAAACCAATTCGGAGTACCGCAATATACAGGCAATCATATTTATCAACCGAGAGAGAGTTTAGAAACCACTTTTGATGATAACGAAATAACTAATATTGATTATTTCGACTTCTGGCCTGATCCAAAGGCTACCACTTTAGATAACGCTAGAGGGGTATTCCAAAGAGAATTTGTTACTTTAGATCAGTTAGAACACAGGTTGAAGTTTTTAGAGTATTTAGATGAAGGAAGAATTTACTTACAGCATATTAATGAATTGAAAGATTTACAAGGCGGTGGCAATTTAGAACACGGCCGAGAAGAAAGGTTATCAGAGATAGGTTTTTCATCTGGAAGTATGGATATTTTCAGAAACGAAGATTATAAGTCTAATAAAAATTCTGAATTTGAATTACTGCATTATTGGGAAGATGACAGACATTGTATAACTGTAAACAGGCAGAAAACAATCTATGACGGTCCTTCTCCTTACTGGCGACACAAGAAGAAACCATTTGTAGTTGGTACTTATGATAGATTGCCTTCTGAATTTTACGGTATGAGTGCCGTTCAGATTATTTCTGATATTCAGGAGGAAGAAAATACACTCCACAATCAGCGTACAGATAACATCAATTTTATTCTTAATAAGATGTGGAAGGTTAGAAGTGGTGCTGATATAGACGAAAGCGAGTTAGTATCAAGGCCACACGGAATTATTCATGTAGATAGGCCAGAAGATGTGCAGGAATTTGATATGACAGATGTTGCTTCTTCTGCTTTCAATCAGCAGGGATTATTACAAAATTTAGCTGAAAATGCACTTGCAACACCTCCTGTAATACAGGGTGCAGACTCTAGCGGCAGTAAAACTGCTACTGAAACTATGAAGCAGACTACTAATGCTGGAATGAGATTTGATGTAAAGATGAAACTATTTGAGGAATTAAACATTAAACGAATGGCCTACTTAATGGATATGAACAATCAGCAGTTTATTGACAGCGAAAGGCTTGTAAACACTAATATTGAGCAAGCTAATGCCTGGAGGGCTATTAATCCTGGCGAGTTGTTAGGCGAATTTGATTACAGACCAGCTGGAACAAATATCGACCCTGCAGCTAATAAAGAAGTAAGGCGAGAGCAATTAACACATATGATGCAATTCTTATTACAAAGTCAGGTACCGTTCGTTAACTATAGAGAACTCTTTGAAGAATGGATGAAAAGTTTTGATGTAGAGAACGCTGAAAAGTTTTTATTAAGTCAGCAGGAAATGCAAATGCAGCAAATGCAAGAGCAACAGCAAATGGCGGCAGAGCAGCAAGCTACAGCAGGTCAACAAGCAGAAAACGCTGCAACAGGCAGAGCAAGAGGAAGAAGGCCACAGCAGGAAAGAAACCCGACACAACAAGCGTCAGGGCAGGTGCGATAAATGGATAAAAATGATAAAGAAGTAATGGAAGTTGCGACAATGGCACAGAGTAATGGTTGGGGATATGTAAGAGATCACATTGAAAAGAGAATTGAAATTATTGAACAGGATTTGTTGGAGAAGGAAGAATTGGAATTAGTCGAGAGAATAGCTTTGCAAAAAGAGCGTAAGTCTTTAGTCGGAATTATAAATTTTGTCAATAGACGGTATAAGAAGGCAGTTAATTCATAGGAGGTAATTAATGAGTATATTTGGTGAGAATACCCACGAGGAAACTGTAAGCGAAGAAAATCCTTTGGGTATTGAGCAAGCCCAGGAACAACCTGGAGAACTTGCTAATGAAGGCGTGGAAGGTAATGTTGAAGGCGAACAAAGTTTAGAAAATTTAGCACAGCAGGCAGACGGTAAAGTACCAGAAAATCAGCAAAAATCGACAGATTATGACAGAAAAGTTGATTATGTAAGGGATAAATTCCAATCTCCAGAAGATTTTGAGCAAGGGATCAATCAGTTAGAAGAAAAGTTGGGCGTGGACTCTAGTCAAAAGCAAATTACTAATCCAGAAGAAGCTATTAACTATTATATGGAACTGGAACAGCGTTTAGGCCAGACTTCTAATGTAGATGAAACCAGACAGCAGTTAAGCCAATATGAAATGGAAAATCAGAGGTTAAGACAACTGCTGCAAATGCAACAGCAGCAAGCTATGCAAAACCCACAGAATATGCAACCTATAAGGGACCCTCAAACCGGCCGAT